CTACACAAAGACCATCTCTCCCACGCTGGTAATCGGTCGCCCGCACACCTGGTGGGCGCTGGCCGGCAGTCCCGGCGCTGGGGACTACAACACCACGCTCAATGGGGCGGTGCTGACCAGCCCGGTTGTCGGGCAGATGCCGCGCAATAACCCGCTCCCTGGCAATCACGCCTACCTGGCCCGGTTCAGCGTTATGCCGGGCCCCCCCGGGATGCTAATGTTGTGCGACCGGCTGTGGCAGTGCCGCCCGGCCAACGTGGCCGGCGCGCAGGCTATCGTGTCACCCCCCTGGCCGGCGCGCGACATTGCCGGCACCGCAAACGGCGACGGCATATTGCTCGCGGTGGAGTATTCCACGGCGCAGACCGCCGGCACGCCGACCTGCGCGGTGAGCTACACCAATCAGGCAGGCGTCAGCGGCCGCACCGCCAACCTGATCGACGCCATCACCGCCACCACCGCGCTTGGCTCGTTCCTGCGCATGGATTTGCAGGCCGGCGACACCGGCGTGCGCTCGGTGCAGTCGGTCAACTTTTCGGCGCCGTCGACTGGCGGCGTGTGGAATCTCGTCGCCTATCGCGTGATAGCGACGCTGGAATTCAATTGGAATACTCCGGTTTTTACTGACATGCTAACGTCCGGGATGCCGCGAATTTATGACAACAGCGTGCCGTTCCTAGTGTTCGTGTCAGGGGCCGCGAGCGGCTCGGTTACCAGTGGTACGTACATCGAGACGCACGGCTAAGTCATGAGTGTGACCGGCAGGGGCAGATCGCTGCTGACATCCGCCTGGCTGGCTGGGATTCGCGCCAGAGGCGAGGGCAGATCACTCCACCCCCATGGTGGCAGCCTGTCGCCGCTGGTCAAGGCGGTGTTCCCCGGCGACAAGGATGCGACCGAGGTTACAATTTTCTCGGACTGGTTCTTTGGCGCGCCTGTTGGCACCAATCACTACGTCCTGACGGCGCAGGGCGGCAGTTACGCGAAAGTCGGGCAGTCGGCTACGCTGCTGCGGTCGCGGCGGATCATCGCCAACAGCGGCGCGTATTCATTGGTTGGACAATCTGCCTGGATCGGTCGTAATCGCAGTCTGTCGGCGAGCGGCGGCAGCTACAGCTACGTCGGTCGACAGGCTGACCTCCGGCGTAACCGTGGCCTTATCGCGCAGTCAGGGAGCTATAGCTACGTCGGTCGGCAGGCAGTGCTTTCCCATGCCATGCCGACAACGCTCTCCCAGTCCGCCATAGACGCCATCGCCGCGGCCGTGTGGGCGCGGACGTTGCCGCTCGACGCGTCATCTGTTGATGTGATCTACGGAACCGCCGATCTGCTGCCCGGCGATTTGAATGCAATCTCACGATCTGTTTGGAGCCGAACGCTATGAAAGCCGCTGCCGAATGGCTGATTCAGGCCGGTCTGCCATGAGGGCCGGCGCGCGACTGGCACACCTGGCGGGGCGCAGCGGGCCGGCGGCCGGCCTGTTATTGTCAATCGGTACAGGAGGGGCCACCGCCGGCGCAGCTTTGGCGGCCTACTCCGGACTGGCCATCGGCACGGCGGCGGCGCACCTGCTGGCCGAGCGGCACGCCGTCCCGCCAGCGCCGACTTTCGGTGGCGGCGAATCAGCAGCGCACCGCGAACGCCTGTTTCGCGAGCATCACGAATATCTCGACGGCCTGCGCGAAATTCATGTGCAGATTGCCGACGACGTGCGCGGCGCGAGGACGATATCAATTTCTACCAACATGCAGGTGCCTGATGATGTTTTGCCTCCGGCCATGCGTGGCAAAGTTACCCCGGTTCGGATATTCGATGTCATGGACAATCCGTTGATCTTGGCGACCATGGCATTGTTGATTGACGAAGCTGACGATTAGGAGAATTTCGATGGCAAGGATTCCGGTAGCAATCAAGAAAGACGAAGAGTGGATGGTCGAGGATGATCTGCGCACGCTGATGCACGCGAAGGCAATCCAGTCCGACCCCAAGCGCATGGCCAAGGTCAAGATCATGGCGCGCAAAAAGCTCGAACAGGTCGCGTCCGTGATGGGCGAGGCTGACGAGAAGTAATCAACCACCAAAGGAGAAACGCGTATGAGTGCGAAAGATGAAGAATACGACCGCAACGCGGGCCTGGCCAGTCTGACCGATGAAGAGCGCGCCGCGCTCGAAGAGGACGAATTGAGCGATGACGAGAAGGCCGCCCTGCAAGAGCTTGCCGACGATGACGATGACGCCAACGACGATGATGATGGCGTCGACGATAGCGACGATTCCCCCGGTGCTGCGGCGACGGATACAAGGACTGCTGTCGCGCCGTCTGCAAAGGCCGCCGAACCTGTCGCGCCGCCCGCTGTTGCAGACAAGGTTGAAGATGACGACAGCGCCGACGATAGCGCGCCGGTTGTTTATCAAGTCGCGTTGCCAAAGGATTTCGATGCCCGCGTAAAGGCGCTCGACGATGCCGAAGCGGAAGTTGCCAACAAGTTCGAGGTCGGCGATATTGAAGCGCAGGAGTATGTGCGCGAGACGCGCCGCATTGCCAAGGAACGCGGCGAACTCGACCGCGCCCAGGTCAAGGCCGAAATGGCTGCCGAGATGTCGCAGCAGGCGGCGATGCACCAATGGCAGCAGCAGGTCGACAAATTCGTGCGTGAAGCCAAGAAGGTCGATGGCATCGACTATCGCGGCAACGAGGCATTGGGAACCGAACTCGATATGCTGGTCAAGGCGTTGGCGAACAACCCGGCACATGCCGACAAGCCGAGCGCCTGGTTCCTTCAGCAAGCACACAAGGCGGTCAAGGCCATGCACGGCATTGCCGACAAACCGGCACCAGATGCAAAGACGGATAAATCGGCCTCGCGCAAGCCGCCCATCGACAAGGCACCAAAGACGCTTGCCCAGGTGCCGGGCGGGGAGGGGCCGGGCGATGTCAATGACGAGTTTGCCAATCTCGACAATCTTGAGGGTGATGCTTATGAATTCGCCCTGGCCAAGCTGACGCCAGCGCAACGCGAGCGGTATCTGGCGTCGGTGTAATGACTGACATCTCGCAACTAACCATCGACGTGCGCCCCGGCGAGCACTTGTTGCTCGACGGCAAGCGCATTGTCGTTGAGTTGCTGGACAAAAGCGGCAAGCTCGCACGGTTGCGGGTGACGGCGCCGCGTGACGTGAAAATAGAGCGCGAGGAGGGCGATCAGCCTCGGGCCATGCGTGGTTCAATGGTCGCGTAGTAGTAACGAAGCAAGGTGCGCAGGAGTGCGCCTTGGTTGAATTCATTTGACCAAGGAGCATATAAATGGCACGCACCACCATCGGGGTTAATGACCCTAAGGCAGTAAAGCGTTATAGCGGTAATCTGGCGCTCGATACAAGAGCCAAGTCGTTTTTCAGTTCTCGTTTCATGGCGCGCGGCGCCGAGGCCGAGGTGCCGATTCAGGTTCTGACCGATCTGGAATCGGATGCCGGCGAGGAAATCAGGTATGACCTGCTTGCCGAATTGACCATGGCGCCCATTGAAGGCGAGGATACCCTTGAGGGCAAGGAAGAGCGCCAGCGCTTCTACACGGATTCGATCTACATCGACCAGGCCCGTTGCGGCGTGAATACCGGCGGCCGTATGACCCGCAAGCGCACTCTGCATAACCTGCGCGAGAAGGCCAAGCGCCAACAGTCCTCGTGGTGGGCGCGCCTGCACGATGAGCTTCTATTCATCTACCTGTCCGGTGCGCGCGGTATCGGCTTATCGACGGTCGGCTTGCCGCTCGGGTATACCGGCCGCGCCAACAACCCCCTGGTTGTCCCGGATGCGAACCACCTTCTCTTTGGTGGTAACGCAACCGCTTTCAACAACATCACCAACGAGGCGCCCGGTGTCGCCGGCAACGACTGCATGAGCCTGAATGTGATCAGCAATGCGGTCAGCCGGGCAACCGTGCAGGGCGGTGGCGGAACCGGCGTCCCGGTCATGCAACCGTGCAAGATCGACGGCAACGAGGTTTTTGTGTGCGTCATGCACACCTGGCAGGAGGAAGACTTGCGTCGCAGCACCGCAACCGGCGACTGGCTTGATCTTCAGAAGGCCGCTGCCGGTGCTGAAGGCCGGGATTCGCCGCTCTTCAAGCAGAGCCTGGGTATGCACCGCGGCACGCTCCTGCATTCGCACAAGAATGTCGTCCGCTTCAACAATGCCGGCGCGGGCGGCAACTTTGAAGCTGCGCGCGCGTTGTTCATGGGCGCGCAAGCAGGCGTGGTTGCCTACGGCTCGCCCGGCACCAACATGCGCTTCGACTGGTTCGAGGAGTCGCGCGATAACGGCGACAAGGTAGTGATTTCGACTTCGAGCATCTTCGGCTGCAAGAAGACCACATTCACTACGGAAGCTGGCCCGCAGGACTTTGGCGTGTTCGCCATCGATACCTTCTGCGCCTCGCGCTAATCCATTCACGCATAAGGAGTAACCACTATGTCAACTTTCACGAATGCTGCCACGGCCAACGGCTTCATGACGGGGGCCAACCCTCTGCCGACCCCGGCTGGCACCGAGATTACCGCTGCGCGCTTCACCATCAACCTCGGTGTTGCCGACCTTGCAGTCGGCCGTATCGGCGCTTTTGCCCAATTGCCCGCCGGCGCCGTTCCGGTCGATCTGATTGTCGATGGCACCGACATGGACAACGGCGCGGCAGCCATGGTGCTGACGTTTGGCGTCCTGGCCACCCCTGGCGCCCTGGCGCTTTCGACGGCCGCCGCCGATGGCGGTGGCGCATGGGGAGCTACCGCAGCGACCAACACGGCATTCACGCAACGCATCACGCCGACCCTCAACAACATGATGAACGTCAGACCGGCAGCCGCCGACCGCCTCGTCGGGTGCATCGTTACGACGGCGCCGACCACGCCGGTAGCCGGCACGCTGGGCCTGACGCTGTTGTACCGGAACGCTTAATCAACCCCATCTCCTCCCTGCGCAATCGGGCTTGAAGGGGGCTTCATCAGCCCCCTTCTTTTTGAAAAGGAACCGACATGAAACTTTCAACCGACATCAGGCCGCGCAAGGATGGCACCGTTGCTACCGAAGTTCCAGGCCCCAATGGTGGGCGCTATGTCTTTTCGCTCGGCAAGAGCGGCGCGCTTGAATGCGATGTTGATGTCGATGCACATATCACCTGGTTGCTCGATACCGGCTATTTCTATCCGACCGACGAGGCCGATATCGATGCCGGCATTGCTTCTGTTGCCGGCGACGACGAAGCGCAGCCGCTTGTCAAAAGGCGCGGGCGCAGGCCGAAGGCGTAAGTCATGCCGACGACGTGGAGCGCCTTTTATCCTGACGTGCTGCCCGATCTTCCGGGCGCTCCGGCTCCTATGGTCGATCATTACCTGCGGAATGCCGCCATTGAATTCTGCGAGCGCAGCAAGGCATGGGTCGTCGATCTTGCTCCGGTTGACGCGGTCGCCGGGCAGATGAAATACGTGCTTCCTTTACCGATCGATACTGAACTGGCCGAAATCCAGGAAGCGCGCTTTTCCAGCAACAGAATCACGCCAAAAGCCCCCGCTTTTCTTGTTGCGCAGCACGGCAACTGGGCGACCGAGGTCGGCACGCCAATTCATTACACGCATGAGTCGACGGATTCCATTTTGTTGATTCCGGCTCCGGCCGATACGGCAATTGGCGCGATCAAGATCAGAGCAACAATCCGCCCGGCGCTCAATGCGGCGGCTATCGACGACTGGCTCTACAGCCGCTATCGCTTTGCCATCGCCGCCGGTTGCAAGGCGCTGATGATGGTCATGGCGAACAAGCCCTGGACGAATGCCGATCTTGCCGTCGTCAATGCCGGCATCTTCGAGTCGACGGTTACGAAGGCCACCGGAGCGGCTGCCAACGGATTCACGAATGCCCGGCCGCGCTTTAGCGGCAAGATGTGTTGATTTTTTAAGGACGTAATCATGCCAATCCAATACTCGGTAGCCCTCCGCAACAATCAGCTTGACCAGATCGAAATTACAACCGGCGTATCTGCGCGACTGCAAATTTTTTCCGGCTCTGTGCCTGCAAACTGCGCCGCCGCTGCTACCGGAACGCTGCTAGTCAACATGGCGCTACCTTCCGACTGGATGGCAGCCGCTTCGGCGGGGTCGAAGGCACGCCTCGGCACATGGACGGGAACCGGCCTCCCGGCCGCCGGGGCCGGCACGGCGGCAGGCTATTTCCGCATCATGGACAGTGCCGGCACGACTTGTCATGTGCAAGGGACGATAACCGTGACCGGCGGCGGCGGCGACATGACGCTCGACAACACGAGCATTGCCAACAATCAATCGGTGACTGTCAACACCTTTACCGCGACGATGGGTAATGCCTAATGAGCTTCGGGTCATTCAACGCAGTCGGCTACAACCGCTTCGCCTTCAACGAAGACTGGTCGGCTGCGCTTGAGTTTCCCGTTTCCGCAAGCGCTACCTTCATCCAGGGTGCGCAGACGACCAGTGCGGCAGGAGCGGTTGCGGTAGCTGCGGTAGCGTCTTACTCCCATGATGCACACACGCTGATCGCCACAAGCTCCCCGATTGTGGGCGCGTTCAGTGAATTCACGCAGGCCGAGCAGCCCATCTCCGGTGCTTCAACAGTATCAATCGGAGCGGTCGCTAGTTATACGCAGGACGCGCAGACAGTTGTTGGAGCAGGAGCGGTTGCAAGTGCAGCAAGCTCTACCTTCACGCAAGATGCGCAGACGACCAGTGCAGCAGGAGTGGCTGCAAGTGTGGCGCAGTCCAACTACATTCAGGCGGAGGGCCTGCTGTCTGCCGCCGCATCGGTGCTTGTTGGTGCGTCTGCCAATTACGTCGGAGCAGATACCTCATTGTCCACGGCGGTGCGGTTTCACCTGCTACCTCACAGTACCGGCAAAGCGCTTACCGCACATACCTACGCTCGCGGCTTGACGCCGCATTCTGCAACCGGTCGCATTGCGAGGCACTAATGACCCCCTCCGAAATCATCGCTGCTGCTCGGGCAATCCTTAATGACGAGGATGCCGGCGGCTATCGTTACCCGGACGCCGACCTTTTGGGTTACGTCAATGACGCGATCAAATCCTGCGTAGCTTTGCGCCCCGAGTGGTTCTCTACGATTGGCGACTACACCTGCATTTCGGGCCAATGCGATCAAGCGCTGGATTTCGAAGATGCGGTCTCCTTGATCGAAGTGCTTTGCCACCACGAAGGCAACGCGATCCTGCCGTTCGATTTGGCCGCAATGGATGCATTCGCCCCCGGATGGCGCGCGGTTGCCGCAGGGCCAGCAACGCAGTGGGCCAAGTTCGCCAACGACCCGATCCGTTTCTACATCTACCCGAAGGCTCCGGTTGCGCAGGTCATCGATGTACGCTACATCCGCCGCCCGGCAAGCTATGCAATGGACGCTCCGATCACCGAGATTCCGGACATTTACCGGCCCGCTCTCGTCGACTACGTGGTCGGCATGGCGGAGTCCAGAGACGATGAGCATGTGGTTTCGCAGCGGGCGCAGCAGTTCGTCGCCCAATTTGCCGCACGATTGAAAGGATAGGTCATGTCGTATACAGTTTTGAACAATGCCTTCAGCACACTGGCGGGGTCGCTGACAAACGTCGCCACCAGCTGCACTGTGCAAGCCGGACACGGCGCGCGTTTTGCGGTCGGCGCCGGGTTCACTTTTCTGACGCTCGAAGATTCCGGCGGCAATATCGAGATCGTGCGTTGTACCGCGCAATCGGGCGATACGCTGACCATCGTCCGCGCCCAGGATGGAACGGCTGCGCGCTCGTGGAACATCGGCGCGGTGATCGAATGCCGCCCCTGCCGCGCGGCCATGAACGAAAAGGCGAATACCGTGCATTCCCACACCTCCGGCACGGCGGTTCTACGCGGGGATAACGCAGGCGGGGTCGCCAACGCCTCGGCAGCAGAGATCGTCGCCGCCATCGGCAGTACGGCGGTGCAAAACGCCACGAACGCCACGAACGCCACGAACGCCACGAACGTAACCGCCGCAGCGACCTCGTCTTTCGCCCTCACCGGCGTCATTTCCCCTGCCCAGATCACGGCGAACACCAACGACTACGCCCCCACCGGAC